TCAGTTGCCCATTCTGATGCTGCGCCTGAAGCTCGGGGGAAAAGGCGTGCCGTATCCAATCAGGCAATATTGATCTAGCGCGAACAGCACCACGCTCTCGAGTCTCTTGCCCTCGGCGATCTGCACTTCCTTCAACCAGGCCGTGGTCGAATCGCCCACGCCTACCAGATGACTGCGTTGCGACGCCGGGAAGCCAAGCGCGGCGCCAAAATCGATGGAGTCCTCACACTGATTGAGATCTCGCCCCAGCGTGTATCCGAAGCACTCGGTTTTTAGAACGGTCAATGCTGCCGGCGTCCATGCGGAGGGTGGGAAATTGAATGCGGAATTGAAGGCGGTTGCGTTGACGTCGGTAGGATAGAGGACCTCGAAACGGCACGCAGGCTGGGTTGTTCGCACATAGGTCATGATCGAAGCCGTGAAGTTGCCCAGCACTGCCTGCAAGAACGCCATTTCATCGGGGTACGCCGTCGGACTGACCGTATTCGTCGTAAACGTCGTCATTGCGCGGCCGTACTCGGCCAGAAATTGCGCCTGCGCCCAAGCGTCGTAAAAAGGCATTCCCGAAAACGCAACGTAGTCCAGCGTGTCGGTCGAAGGGAATCCGTTGTTAGGGAAATACCACCACTGCACTTCGCCGAACTGAAGAAATGGTGTGAGTCCAGCCGCAGCCTGAATGCCTGCCATTTCCGCGTAGACTTCCTGCCAATAGGCCAGGCTTGTGGGAGAGAAATTGGTCTGGAGCGAAGGAGTCGGCAGTAGGATCGGATCGCCGGACGGGCCTTCCTGTGCGATCCCCACAGAGGGGGAGGGATCCCCGTTTCCGAGTTCCATGCTGAACGACGCGGCCACATCGATATCGTAGCCATGTAGCGCGGTGAAATAGCTGAGGCTCCAGTCGCGCACAGCGCGGTTCAATCGCGGCGATGCGGAGAGGTCCGTGCGCCATTGGCCGTCCACCCCGCCTGAAAACAAACTTCCGCTCCTAGTCACAGTCAAATCCGGCATGTTGGTAGAGACCGCGGATAGTGTATAGCTATTGCCCGCCGTTCCAATCATCAGGGAAATAATAGTCAGGACGCCGCTGGACGTACTCGCCCAGATGCCGGTCGAGCCATCGTTGATCGCTTGTGCAAATGCGATCGCCAGCGTCTCCGGTGTATCGCCAGGATGCATGACTTTCGTGAAGACCGTTGAGTTGATCGCCACCTGCATACTCTGCGATGCATCACTGTCGGCCACTGTGATCGTCCCAGAAAATGTTACTGTGCCCATGGCGAACGCGAAGCCAGTCGGAACCAATTCATAGAACCACAAAGCCCCGACGTAGTGGTTTTGCCGCCCTGTGAATCCGAGCGAATCGATGAACCATGCGGTCCTTTCCGGCGCCAATGAGATCGAATGGAGAGTGTCCCAGTCAGTGGCAAGCGTAAGCTTAGGCTCCGCTGGAAACGTTGGCAGATCCTTTGTAGGAACAGCGATTTCAAAAAAATCGAAATAGAAATAGTTCCCCGTAGGCCCGGCGTTAGTCACTGTGATCGAGTGAGCACCGGCCGCATATGCTCCCAGCGGCCAACGAATCAATACGTCTTCTTGTGAAATAAACAGGTTCAAGGTAGCTGCGGATCCTCCGTCGACCACAATCGAAATGGTAGCTCCCGCGGCTGTTGAGAGTCCAAGATATCGAGTGCCTAGGTAGAGAGTGTGGGATCCGGACGCCGTGTAGGTCCAAGATACTGAATCTCCGGTAGTCGTCGAAAAATGGATAGTGCCACCTGAGAAGTTTCCACGGGATTCTGTCCACGATCCGCTATAGATTATCTCGACCGAGTCGTCTTCGGCCCGGCGGCTTCCAGGTCCCGCGACTGAATACGTGCCGTTCGTTCCAGTCACAGACCAGTTACTAACGACTGCTTCAAACTCACTGCGCTCGAAGGTTCCCACCTGCAGTGCCGCGGCATAAGTCCAACGCATCTTGCGAATCTGGTTCGTCGGCACGGGAGTGAGCGTGTCTGAAAAGTCCGGGGTGAGGTATCCCTGCAGTGAGCTGAATTCGATAGAGATGCTCCATTGCGTGGGACTTGTCCCGTTAGCAAATGTCTTTGCAGGCGAATCCCAGGTTGCCGCGGAGGTCTCTGAGTACGTATACATTCCGAAGAGATTTCCGTTCACTCCAGACGTGCTGTCAGTATCCTCGCCGGCGGTGTATGAGACCCGGATCGTCGACCCGGTTACGCTCGCCTGAAGCACCGTCGGCTGAAAAGCATTCGGACGGAGGTTGATCCACAAGGCAAGCTGCGCGAGTGCATCCGCGATCTCCGCCGTGCCATCGAACCTATACGTGTAGTGTGTCTCAAGGTAGGCTATGCCGACGTGAGTTCCCACAGCCGGTGTTCCCGACCCGGAAAGTGTAAAGTCCGCATATGCGTTCTGATAACTTCCGCCGATCGGTGTAGCATGGCTCGTCAGAGGGACATAGTAAATAGTGTTATCAGCCGCGCCCCAGATGCGCAATGACGGCCACGCGACTGTCGCAAACAGGCCCGAATCGAGTGGGATGCAATTTGCGCGCGTCTCCTGGTAAGTAAGGACCAGACCGCTCAAATCTCCATCGGGAAGATAGCGGAATGCCGGATGCTCATAAACGTTGTCGCGGTTCCACTCGATCACCGCCCAATCGAACTGCTGCCTCCATGTCCCGGATACCGTGAAGCCGGTCGCAGATGTACTACTCAATGCCGCGATCGCCGATGGTTCGAAATAGAAGCACTGAAGATCCCGATCGGGTCTCAATTTCTGAATTTGATCTGCCATATTGACTTACAACCGGATGATGACCGTCAAGTCACGACCGGGGAGTGTGTCCGCAGCCCCAGGCACCGCGAGAATGTCCAGACTGACCAGCGAACTTGCCGATAATGGCGTTAGTCCGAATCCGTTGACACTCGCGGAGGTTGTCGCGCCATCCGCAATGGTCAATGTGCAATACACGGTTCCGCCTTGGCGCAGTTGCAATTGGATTGGACCGCCGCTGGGCGCCTCGCCGACCACTGCGAAGATATCCCTCACAGCCTCCGTAGCTTCGATCACCAGCGGGGGCGCCGCTTCGGTTTGTGTTGCCAGGTACCCCTCGACTTGTAGGGAGAGCTGACCGCCGGAAAGCGTCCGCAAGCCTTGATCCACCGTAGCCACGAATGCGGCAGCGGTCGCCGGACCACTGCCATAAACATTATTCATATAGAGACCAGCCGATGCGATTCTCACGTCAGGTAGAAACACTGAGAAGCTATAGTCCCCGCTCGCTGGGCTTCCAAAGAATCCGTTGACGAATGGCACGATGCTGACATTGGCTTGGAGCGGAAAAATCAGCGCCGTAGTGCTGTGCGCCGCCGCGGTCGTCCCATCCAAGCCTCGTGTCACTTGGAACACTAGACCGACACTCACGACCGAAACCACTTGTAGGATTTCAGTTTCAACTTGAAGACGATCACCCGCCGACATGCTTCCAGCCGTGCTTAATGTAACAGTCGTGTCAGTGGAGGCGATCGCCGTGGCGAGCGTTATCGTCGAAGGGCTGTCAAGCTCGTTCCAATAGTGCAGAACTAGCGTGCCAGCGGAAATTGTGTGGGTGTTAGTAAAGCTCGAAAATCCGATACCGACCAAGCCAACCGTACCCTGACCGACCAGATCAAGCCCAAAGATAGGTGGCGGGGGCAGGCCGCTATCCACGCCTCCTCCTGCCTCTCCAGCGATCTGCCAAGACGTCAATGGATTCAATGCCTCCGAGCTTTCGTCATCTTGCGCATTCGCCGAGCGTCCCGAAACCTCCACCGATGCTCCTGGCCGGTTGGGAACGTCAATGTTTACGGGACTCGTAGAGCCCAAGCCACCCAAGTTCCAGGTCGAGTCCGCCACGGTAAAGAAGCTCGTCGTATCTGGCGTAACAGTCCAGGCCGGCGTCACAGTTAAAATGGTCGCAGTGTTCGAAACCAATAAGCGTTCCTGCGTTGCGCCCTTTCCCCGCGTGATCCGCACAAGGTCGCCTGCGAAATCGTTTGTCAGCATCCCGAGCGTGCTATTGCCGATGGTTGTCGAAGTTGCCACCGTGACTCCTTCCTCGGGTTGGAGTTCTAGCCGCCAGTAGAAGTTAGCATGATCGTAGTTCGGGTCAGGAGGACCAATGAGCTGCGTCGTCGCACCCGAATCCGTATAGCTGCTCGCCACTGAAGTACTCGAATCGATAAGTAGCAACTGACTCGGATTGAGCCCGCGATAAACACGGAAGCCTGCAGTACCGGACGAAAAGCTAAAACCAGTAAGTGTAACTTGATTCGTATCCGTCGTCGGCCGAAGTGTGGCTTGCACGATGAAGGAGAGCCCGCCCTCCGCTCCAGTCGAATCCACTGCGCTGATCGCGTAGTAGATGGAGCGGCCGCCTGCGATTGTTCCACCCGTAGCCGCGATCGTTGGAGTCAAGCTAAGCAAGGGAATCGACGCGCTCGAAGCTCCCGGAAGTGATGGAGCTGTGAACGCCGCGCTCAACTGGATCGTGAAACTCCCGTCGGCACTCTGAATTGGCGTCTCGGTGATTCCAAACTGTTCGATCCCGTTTGTGTCTACAACGCTACCCACCAAGGGCCTCGGCAACCCACCTTGGTTGGTCGCATAGATTCCTCCCCCGGAAGCGTTCGCGCCGCCCGTCGTATACCAATCGTCTTCGTGCCACTGTGCCGTGATCTGCACCGTCTGATAATCCTGCCCCGGCGCGAGTTTGACGACACGAAAAGGTTGCCGACTGAGTCCTTCTTTCAAATAGGTAACTGTGATCAGATCGCCCGGAGCGATTCCAATACCCTTTACCGAGGTGCTGAACTCGACAAAAGTGTATCCGGCGATCGTTTTGTTAAGCTGCAACTGCAGCATCCGAGTGGCTTGATCGAAGTTAGGAAGCCCTACACCTGGGAACGGCGCAGTGACGATTCTGTCCGTAAGCAATGAGTCATCGATATCGACCAAAGTTAGACTATCTTGCTGGAACTGATTAAACTCGTCCTGAAACTCGACAGTCAGTTGATTCGTTGTAGAAGTCCCATTTTGCGAATACAAACGGATTGCAGGGTTTCCTTTCGAGTCTCGCAGTATTCCGGAATAGGTGGCCGACCCGTCACTAAACTCGTACGCGGGCCATCCGCCACTCAGCATCGCTGTGCTGTTAGTTCCCTCGGGCGCAACCGCTTGTTGCAACGCGAGAGTATTCTCCACTCTCAGGTTCAGCAATCCTGACGTGTCGTAGTTCAGCATCAGTGACGATGCGTTGCGAATCGATTTAGCAAGCTCCGCTGCGCTCTGCCGGTTTTGTATTACTAGATTGCATTTGAACCGCGAAGTCGAGGTAGCGTTTCCGTATAGGTCTGTCGTCGAAATCGGTTCCGCACAGTACGCCGCCGCAGTCGCGAAGCTAGGTAGATTCACATCTGTGGTCAGCCAGCCGCTCCTTCTGAGAACGTCAAGCAAGACCCACGCCGGATTATTGGTGAACGATGCGCCCAGAGACGCTCCAGTCGAATCGAACTGCTCCAGCATCAATCCATTGATTAGTACCTGAATCGTCGCCGACGATTGTCCGTTGCTGATTGCGTTCGGCACCACGACACTCAGGTACGCCATGCTTCCGTACGAATCGCCTAGTGGATTCCCAAGGCTATCCGTGAAATTCGAATCAAAGGTGCCGTTCCGGCTGCCAGCGCTCTCGATCGAATACCAACCCGTAGCCGCCATATTGGTGCCGCTTTGCGCTGCTGGAAGCGCGATGTCGTTCACCAGTACCTGCAAGATGCCGGAAATCTCACCCATTCCCAGCAGCACTTCCATGCGTGTCAGATTGCCATCGTTGCGCGAGAATACGATCGGCGGCATGTACCAAGCAGTCCCATACACCAGTGGAACAAAATCGTTATAGACAGCCAAGTTGTCGAAGATTGACGATAACTGTGTCCCTGACTGACCGTAGCCCCTCACCACAATCTGCGGAGGAACAAACTCTACGCCGCCAAATCGTGCAGTAACATTGCTCGAGCCGTCGCTGCTGAACATTCCTCGCTGAACGCAAGAGGTCCGCGTGAAGTCACAACTGGTAAACGGCGCCCCGCCATTCAGGTTTCCCACACCTCCCGTCTGATCAGGCGAATATCCGCACTTGTATAAGGAGGAGTATGCTCCCTTAACTCCGCCCGTCAATGCGATCAGTCGCTGTGCCGGGTTCGATGGGAAGGACCACGGGCAACTCCGCTCGATCCGCACATCCGGCAGCACAATCCTTTGCAGATTGAGCCGATTCATTACCGTGATGCGAAACGTCGATTCCGTAATCTCATCCGGCGAATTAGCGATTCCTCGGAACACCACGCGTTCTTCCGACGCGGCCGCATTCGCCGCGAAATCGTAGAACAAGAATCGGATTGTGACTTGCGCGCCCTTGAATCCCGTCTCCCGCTCGATCTCCGAGAAATGGGAGTCCGCATTTGCAAGCGTTAAAGCAATCTGCGTGGCGCCATCCAATCCATCTGTAGAGGAAGCAGTTAACTGAAAAAGTGTATGCTTCAATAGCCGCGCCGAATAGGAAGTCCCATCGAAAGTGGCCGCGTGCGTGCCCCAGCTCTCAGTCGAGCCCGAACTCAGCAAGCAGTCAATCACGAATAACGGCGTGGTCGGTGTGGGTTGTTCTTTTAAGTCGTCGATCGTGGCCATTAATTCTCCGTGTTCACGATCTGTATGACCGCGTCATAGACATCTGTTCCCTGCGCTGTCACGGTGAGCTTATCGGAGCCGAATCGTGCGCCCTCATAGACGCCGTTGTCGGTGCCGGTCTGCTTATAATCGGAGGGTCCCCTCTGCGCTTCCGCCTGCATCCCGAAAATGTCGATCGTCCCGCCGGCGGCGATCTGCGCCGCAAATGTCACCGATTCTGTAGTCTGTCCCAGGTCCGCCGACAGGGATACTCGAATCCAGTGCGCCCCCAGCGTGAAGGTCTTTGTTGCGCCCCTTCCTGTGGTGGAGATGTTAAGTGTCACATTCGTTCCACTGTCAGTTCGTAGCCAGACACTAAGGCAGTATTGAAAGTTACCTGGAACTGAAAGTGTCTGCGCGATAGCTTCTGCGGCCAAGCCCGCATTCGTTGCCGTTGTTGCCCGAGTTGTTCCAAGCGGATCGCTGGCTCCTGTCGTTAGGTCAATCAGCGCTCCGTTCGACCAAGCCGACGCTCCGAAGTTCTCACTTTCGGCCATCAGATTTCCTACTGGATCGAGAAGTGTGAACGGCTGCCACATGCCGGAGGTCGCCTCGAACAGCGCTTCGATTGCTCCCCACTCTGCCGCGGTTAACCCTGTCGCGTGTAGCTCCCATCCGAGACTAGCGGCGTCAGGGTCGGCATAGACATCGGTGCTCCCGTCACCCAGTGTATTGACTACGCTCCTTTGTCGCGATGTCTTTGTCAACGGATAGAGCGCTGACGCGCCCGTCGAGACTTGTGGAAACACCAGCATGCTAGGCCCGATTCTCCTTTACTGTTACTTGCGTCTTTCCTCGCGCCATGTCTTCAAACTGCAGCGCCAGATCGTCGCTGCCGAAACTACAACTCGCGTACACTGTCCCATCCCACGGATCTGTGAAGGAGAAAGTTCCCGCTCGGCCGCCTTCATCTTCGAAAAACTGTTCCAGATTCTCCAGTTCCAATTCATCGAGCAGGTCCAGCCGGATCACCCATTGCAACAAAGGCGTTCCATAGCCAGGGAAGCGCTGTTCGCTCCCATCGATAAACCGCAACACCTGCGTCGAAAATTGTCGTGACCGGTCAGACCCATACTGCGCCACCGCCCCCGTCTTCAAAACCGGAAAGTTCGCCATTACCGAGAACTCCGCATGCCATGTGGCGTTCGCCCCCAGGCGTGGCGCATCGATATTCGGCTCCGTCGAACGCAAAGTGACACCATCCTAAACCTCCCGTATAACGTCATTCAGCGTCGAAGTCTCCAGCATCGCCTTCCGTACCGCCGCCGCAATATCATTGCTTCGATCGAGAAACGACTGGCTGTCCATCGCCTGCACCTGCACTGTAATTTGCTGCTGCGCCGCCGCCGCTGTCTGCCGCGCCTGTCCTCCCTCGCCGTAATCCACCCCCAACGCGCCCCCCGCCGTCGATCCACTGAACCCCGCCTGCAAATTCACCGGCAATGGCTGGATATAAGGAGTAACTGCAGTAGTCTGACTGCTCCCTCCGCCCCCGAACAGGCTCATGAGCCCGGAAATCAGCGGACTCAATCCCGATCCCAATCCCAAAACATCCAGCAGCGTGCTCCCCACGGAACCCGCTGTCGACGTCCCACTGCTTTTAGTGGTCGTGCTCGCCGATACCGCGCTGGTATTCGCCTCGATGCTCTGCAGTTGCGACTGATTAATCGTCTGCAGTTCTTGCAGCTGCGAAGTGATGGTCGTTAATTGTCCGGTCAGTGCGCTAGTACCCCCGCTCGATCCCCCCAGCAGCGCCGACACTTCCGTAGTTGGATTCTTAGCCATAAGTTTTGCAATTATCTCTGTCAGTGTGGCGCGAGCTTCAGCTTGCCGCGTCGGCTTCAGCCGACCTTCCACTTCCCCACTCTTACCTGGAAGCCTCCGCTTCCCCCCGCCACTCCCCCTCGAGAATCAGAAACGCATCGGCTTCCTTCGCCGGCAGTTCATCCAGCGATCCTCCGCCTGCGAATTTCCACCCAAAGAATTTCTCCAGTAACTCCACGCTAGCCGGAGTCACTAACGATTTTGGACACTCTTCCGATGACACTCGCCCCCGCATCCACACCAGCTTCTTAGGTCCACGCTTTTCCGCCGGCAGGAATCCGCACCGCCGCTTCACATCCAGCCCCTGCCGTCTGCACTGGTCGCACTTCCATCCGGCCTGGCTGGTCCGATAGAAATGGAAAGCGACCATCAGTTTTTTCGTTCGTCCTCAGTCATTCCGCATTCCGATTTAATGCGCCCGAGAATCTCTATCGCCAGCTCCACTGGCCCGCGATCCACCAACGTCTCCGGTGTCGCCGCCACTCCGTCGATGTTAAGCCCCTCGACCGCAGTCAAGCCCCACTCCAGGTAAGCTCCATCGATCTCCGCCGATAGCACGGTCGCTTCCAGCGTGTCTCGCTCGTTATTTCCCGCCTCGAGATATTCCATCTTGCGCCCAATCTCCCGGATGCGCCGCGCCAGCTCGATTCGTCGCCCGAACGACACTCGTACGATCTCGTAACGGACTCCCTCCATCACTGCGGCGTCGAACCAGACCCGGCTGTCCCATCCCTTACCCGAATGCGATGTAGAGTTCGTCATCCATCGTTCCTTGTGCCCTGTTGTTCTGGAATTTCCATTGCAGCCGCGTCTCGGAATCGTCAAACTCCGGAACTATCGGCACCATCGCCGGCATATAGGCCCCGCACAGTTGCCCTGCTTGCTCGCCCAACTGCAGCATCACGCTGATCGGGGACCTTTGCCGCGCCGCCTGGTACAACCCTTGTGTCTGAGTGTCCGACATCTCAAACAGGCTGAAGTTCAGTGTGATCGCCCGTTCCGCGGCCGTGATGCATCGCGGAAAATCGCTGCCGAATTCTTTCACCCTCAGTTCGATATTGTTTTCGAGAGTCAGTTCCCCCGCCGTGATAGTTAGAAACTGCGCCTGCGATATCCCCATCCAGGCTTGGCCCAAATGCCCTGGGACGATGGTGTAATCGAAATCTGCCGCCGTCGGCTCCGCGGGGAATTGTGTCAGCCCGCCCTCGCCACTCACGAAACTCGCGCTGTCCACTAAGTCTCGCGCTGGCCCGGAAAAATCGAACTCCTGAAAGTCGCCGTTGATTTTCATCTGCATCTTGTCCATCGCGGCGCCTTCGATGACTCGCTGCACCGCGGTCGACGGATCCCAGTAATCAAAAATGCTCGCGCTCGGCAGACTCGCCGCGAGCGAATAATTGATCGTGGGTCCCATCGTCGACCCCCCGACCGGCGTCGTGTTGAAAGGTGCATTGACGAACAACGTCGTCGTGTTCGCTATTCCCGTCACGAATCGCATTTCTCCGGAAAATGAGACCGCTTGGCCTGGCGACAATCCATGTGCCGCCGTGAACGCGATCTCCGTTCCCCCCGTCACCGATGCAACCGTGCCCCCCGCCCAGATCACCGGCGTTCCGCCCATCGCACATTGAAACAGGGGTCCGTAAGCTGGACCGACTGATGTGTTCGACCACGCCGTCAACAGTGTGTCGACCTCGAACGTCGTAGTCTCGCGTATCTGGTTTGGCATCCCGACAAACGTTCGAGTCCCCGTTTTGTCTTTCCGCCCCGTCTGCTCCGGAACCTGCTTGGCCTTCATCTTAAGCGCCGGAATGCGATTCGATCCCACAATCACCGGAATCACGCCATAGCTGGACTCCAGCGCACAATATATCCGCTCGTTATTAGAAGAGATGTAACACGACATAAGTTTTACTCCTGGCTACTGGCTACTGGCTACTTCCTTATACAGACATGTCCACTTCAAACGTCACCTTCGCTACCTGCAGAAAATTCTTCCCACCCTGCTTCACCGGATCGAACGTAACCTCGTACCCACCGGTATAGAAAGCGCCTTGCCCCCAACTCCCTCGATTCGAATCGAGCACCTGCGTCACCGCATCCGCGTAAAGCCGCAAGTGATCTTCCAGCCCCTCGATCCGATCCTGTGAAACCCGTATCTCCGCTACCGTGCGGATTTTCCCCGAAAACGTCCGGAATTTCTCCGTCAGTTGATTCCTCACCCGGTCTGAGTAAACCTGCACCAGCGGGTACTTCACCACGCTGCTCTTCTCAAAAATATCGATCGCCATGTTCTGCGCGACGATATAAGCCGACGGAATCGGCGCCAGTGGAATCCCCGAGTCGGCCCCCAGCGTCGCTACTGAGTTACTGACTCCCGTATCGGTAGCCGACAAAAACCCCGTGAATATCTGCGCCACAACGCTCGCCGTTTGCGCCATCTGTTAGCCTCTCCTCAATATCGATCCACCCGTGATATACAAATCCGGCAACTGCCCCATCCCCGCCGCCACCCCCGCAACCAGTCCCGTCGAAGCCTCGGTAAACACTTGGCCGATAGGAACTGGCGCGGAATTTTGCAGCGTAGTCGGACAATCCGTCAGACCGACGTATACGTTGAACCCCGTCGCAACCGCTGGCACACTCACTCCATTCCTAACTGTCAGCAAACTCGCGATCGGAGCTTCGAACGCAGTCGACACACTCGGATTCCCCTCCGCTCCCGTCGCCGAAACCCAAGTGATCTGCACATAGTAAACCGTTGCCGGCAGTAACCCCGGAGCCGACCCCAACACCGGCATCCCCGCCTGCGGAATCGGAGTGATTGACAACCCGACTCCATACTGCAGCGTAGTTTCACGCGCGCTCCTCGCCAGCAGCAGATATTCGTTCCACTTCGCCAAGTACCGGTCGTTCAACTGATTGTTATAGGCATCCCGGTAAAAGATTGCCAAAGTATAAAAAGCATGCCAACGCTTTAGCTGCCGCGTCACCACCACATCCGACACGCCCAGCGACCTCCGGAGCATATCGCCGCCCGTAACGATGCTCGTGTGATCCAGCAGAATATTCAACACAATCTCGCTGATCTCTTCTGTCCCGAGTGTCAGCTTCGTTTCGAGGTTAATCATCTCTCCACTAGACACATCGAGAATCGCCGACTCGTACACCCGTAGGTCTTCAGTAGTGTTAGGAATTCCATCGGTCAACAGCATGATTGACTCACCTCTCTAAAAAGGGGAGCGTCAAGCTCCCCGCCTTCACTGCGCGGTCTTACGAGTTGACCTGCACCCCGAAGCTGTTCCGCAACACACCCACTCCGTACAGCACGTCCACCGTGAACTGCTGCGCTAGGGTGTTCGGTTGATAGCTCATTGTGACGCGCATGCCGAAGTTCCCCAGCTCCGCATACTCGGCAATCGCACCCGTACCCGGCAGAGGCTGCGGCAACCTGCGCACCACCAGGCCAATGGCATCCCTCGTGAACGCCAGGTTGTGCGTCGTCACCGGACTTGATCCTGTCTGTGGAACGAACTGCGAGCGGAAGATATAGAAGTCTTTCATCTTGCCCACCGCGCCATCGACGATCGCCCGCAGCCCCGCTTCTCCCGCGGTGTTGAATTCGCTGAATCGCGGAATCTGTCGCAGCGCCGAATAGGTCGCAGGACTCACCACCAGATACTTAGAAGCGCTTGCCGGGACCATGGCTGCAAACAGCGCCGTCTCCGCCGAATCCACCACTGCCTCGGTGATCGTTGTTCCACCCGTACCCACCGGTGTGTTCGCGCTGAACTGCGTCCAGGCTCCCAACAGGCTGGTTTCGATGCTCTGCGCCAACGCCACTACCGCCGGCTGCATGTAGAGTTTCAGAAGATCGGGAACCGCCAGAATTTTCGTTACATCCGGAATCTGGAACGTTGCCTCCGCGTGCGTATTCAGCACGATCTGAGCATTTCCAATCGACGGATTCTGCAGCGTAACCGAATTGCCCTCCGCGATGTTATTCGCCACCAGCGTCGGAGGAATCGGCACGTTCACCGTGTCACCCGCTCGCGCCAGAGTCGGTTCATAATCGCGATTCACAAGGTTCCCCATCACCAGGTTCCCCATCAATGCCGGCAGCGCATCCGCGGCCACTAGTTTTACAATCGCAGTCGCTACATTTGCTGAAGTAATAATTCCCATGTTTTGTCCTCTTTCTTCCCTTTTTCGTTACAACCCACGCAGCGTCTGCGACGCTACCCTCGCGATCTCTTGCCTCACTCGATCCTTATCTTCCGCACTCATCCCCGGCCGGATCATGTTAAGGTCTATCCCGCCTCCCGCAACATCCCCGCCGCGTTGCCCTGGGCTAGCCCCGCTACCCCCCGCGATTCTTGCCGGAAGCAGCTCCGGATTGTCGTTCACGAACTGTGTGAGATACTCGCGGACGTCCGCACCGCCTTGCGCGATCAGTCTTCCGTCCTCACTCCGGTACACATCGTCCTTCACCGCGCGATAGGCCAAATCCACCTTGGCGACCCCTAACTTCTGTAACTCCGCTCGAATCGTGGAGCTCCGATCCGCTAACTCCGCCGCCGTCCGAGCCTTCTGGTTCTCCGTCACCAGTTCGTTAACTCTCTGCTCCAGACTCTCGCGCCTTTTCCGCTCCTCAGCCAGCTCCGATTGCCCACCCAAGAACTCCTGCATCACCGACTGCACAATCGCCCGAATATCGTTCTCTTCCTCACCCATGTCAGCTCCTGGCTCCTGATTCGATCTCCCCCACAATCCGATCCTTAACGTCCTGCCGGCTATCCGACAAATACTTGAGCGCCAGCTTCTTGAAAATTTCTTTCTTCAACGTCGGCGAATCCACACCTAGTCCCAGCAGCGCCCGAGCATCGCTCAGCTCCGTCCCAAAGTCAGTAATATCGAACTCATCCATCCCTGTCACGCTAATCGCGATCCCGTCCTCGCGTGCCGCCTCGATCGACGTCAGCACCCGCCGGATCAGGTCCTTCATCGCATCCCCATACGCCCGCAGCACTTCTTGCGTAATCGAAAAATCCAACTGCTTGCTGATTCCTGACTGCTGCCCACCCGCGCTCAAAGAGCCCCCTGCTTGCGCCAGGTAACACACCCGGTAAATCTCTTCCTGTAACCGCGCCAGATTATCCTGCGCGATCTGGAAGACTTTCCCCTCCGGCTCCGTCCACCCGAACTTGTCATCCGGCCCCAGTTGGATGTAGTAACTCTCTCCCACCATCTGGCTCCAGTCGCGATCGGAGTAGACAACAGGCATTGCGAACAAGCCCATGGTAAGAGCCCAGGACAGAGCGTTCGATTTGTTGAAATGTTCAAGTTGAAGTAAACCTGCCCGGTTAAGCATCCACAAACCTTCGGGGATGCGCAAATCGAATAGCGGAACCCGGTTCAACTTAGCCAGTGCATGTGTTCCTTCATCCACTAACCGGATGACATCGTCCACCCGCGAATAAATCTTGAAGCTCTGCTTGTCGTAATATGACCACCGAGTCTCCGTTTTCCAATCAGCATCTTCCACACGGTCTTTCTTAATGAGCTTCGTTCGTATGACTACCCAGTCGAAATTCCCAAGTTCGTCAAGGTTCCAATTGATAATGTCCTCAGCCGAATAACTCACCAGATACGCGCGCGAAGCCCCCAGCGCATCCTCTTCCGCTCGAGTCCCGGCTTTCTTCTCTGTCCGCGGAAAATCCACTAAGACATAGCTCGACCCGGTTATCAGTCCTTCGACAAATTGCGACCGGAAGAAGTCATTCAGTCCGGTACCTTTGAGGTCGACCTCATCCATCAACGCCGAGAAGAACTCTCTACCCCGCGAGTTCGTCCCTTCGAAGGTCACTACAGGCTCTCTACGAAACAACGTGGCCGAATACCAATCCACAATCGACCCGATATAGTTCTCGTAAAACACTCGGCTCAGTCGCTCGGTATACACATCACCCGGCTCTCTCTGCCGGGGCAGCAAATATTCCTGCGCATGCAACTTCAACCGCTCACCGCCGATATAAAGGTCCCGATACCTCCTCCAAACATGCTTCAGCGCCAAATACTCCGGATGCTCCCGATCAATATCAATCATTCCGCCCCCGTTCTCTCGTCGTTCCAACCACCATCCAGCCCGCCATTCCGCCTACTGACTACTGGCTACTGACTACTGACTACTGACTACTGGCTACTTCTTCCTCAAAACAGCCTCTTCCCCATCTCTCCCGCCGTCCCCCGCCCCCCACATTCCTGCCATACCAGGTAACCCAGCGCGTCCGACAAATGCGTCCTCCGGGGATCCCGATCCTTATCAACCACCCCGCTGCCTTCTTTGTAAGTCACTTGCTCAAAATCTCGAATCAACTCGCCACACCGCGGATCCACCTGCAACAACCGCGCTCCACTAGCCGACTTGAGCTTCGAGTTCATCAACGTCACCCGATCCCTGACCACCGGATTCGACTTGGGAATTCGAAACTCCACTTGCCCGTAATTCTTCAGCTCTTCCCTGAGAATCACCACATCCGTCTTACCCGAAGTCTGCAACCGGGCCCCTGTGGCGTCCGCGTAAACAATCAACCCGCCCAAATGCGATGGGAACCGCGCGGTAAACTCCGAGCAAGCGTCATAAGTGCTGGCACGGCCCAACACAATCTCATCGAGCACCACCACCAGCCCATCGCGCCTCACCTGCGCAATCACCGAACACATTGGATCGACGTTAAAATCCAAAGCCCACAACAGCGGCAGCGATTCATCGACCCTTAACTCCCTCATATTCCCCACGCGTTCAAACGCCACATAAACCCGCCCCGCATGCTGCGTTAAATACTGCCCGAGCACTTCCTGCTCGTAAAACCGCGAATCGTAACTTCTCTTCAGCCGCTCGTAATAGTCCGGAATCTTGTCCAGCAAGAACCGGTTCTCAAACGGCCGGGCAACGACAGTCTCATAACCATCCACTTTGCGCGCGACGAACCGCTCGTAAACCCAGTCGTAACCTTTAGGTGTCCAAACCGCGAACCCGCACAGTCGCGTAGCCTTCGGGTCTCTTAACCTGCCCTCCAGCCGGAGCCAGGCTTGCTCCGACGTATAAGTCAGTTCGTCGAGGCCAAACCACGCCAGATTGCTCCCTCGCAGCCTCTCGAACTCTTCCACCGCGCGAAACAGAATCTTCGATCGCGTCTCCCGCAGCACCAGGAAATTTTCCGCGCGATTAAAGTCATAAGGGATCCGGTTCCGGTCCAGCACATCGAACAATGCCGCCTGAGTTGCATCCCTCAACATCGGATAAGTAGGAGCTCCAATCAGCCCCGTCCTCCCCGTATTCAAGTAGCTAAGCTTGATCGCCTCCTGGCACAAAGCCTGGCTTTTCCCCGACCCGATGGGCCCGGAAAACCCCTTAAACCGAGCCTTCGACTCATGAAACAGCCTCTGCGTGGGCAGTGGACTATAAA